ACAAAGAGCTATGATTGATTCTGTGGCAGCTGCTACTAATCATAGTATTGACGAAGTAGAAAAGTTTTACGCAGAAATTGGAGCTATACCTGGGGCTTTAAAAGAAAATATTGCTGGTTTAGACGGTACTGCTGAAAGCATGACAATGTTAGAAGGCGCTATTCATGTAGCTCGTGGAACAGGTCAAGACTTTAAAACAGTAGTAACTGATTTAAATACAGCATTTACTAATTATGGTTTAACTGGTGAAGCTGCATTGACATTTACAACTAGAATAAGCGAGATATCTAGTAATCTTAAAATTAGAATGGAAGATGTCCGTGCCGGTGTATTAGCTACTGCTCAAGCTTTTAGAGGTTTAGCCGACACTGGAGAAGCGGCTAATAGAATGGCAGAAGGCGCTGCTAAAGTTTTTAACCAATATGTATCTTCTTTAAAAGAAACTGGTATGACTGGTCAAGATGCTATTAATATTTTGACTGGAATGGAAACACAAGTTAAAAATTTAACATTAGCTCAAAAAGGATTTTTATCTGCTCAAACTGGTGGAGCAGGCGGTTTACGTGGAGCCTTTCAAATAGAGCAAATGATGAGAGAAGGCGATATTGAAGGGGTCATGGAAAAAGTCAGAAAGCAAATGGAAGGACAATTAGGAAAAATTGTTACTGTCCAAGAAGCTGCTGGTAGTGAAGCTGCAGCTGCTCAACTGACTAGACAAATTATGATTTTGAAACAAGGACCTTTAGGCGGCATGGCAAAAACAGATCAAGATGCCATGAGGCTACTAGAAGGTTTAAAGGGAATGCAAGAAGGTAAAGGAGCTGCTCCAGAATTAAAAGAAGATATTTTAAAAGGCACGATGCAAAAGGGCAATGATATACAGCAGCAATCTTTTGGCGAGTTACAAAAGATAAGAAGCCTTATAGAACAAGCCCAATCTTCTAGAGATATTCCTGCTTTAGGTATGATGCAGCAAACCGGTACTGCAGCCGCAGGTCAAACAATGGAATACACTGCTGCTCAAGAAAAAGAGGTGCAGTCATTAAAAGAATTTAGAACTAAATATTCTCAATATGCAGAGTCTTTGTCTAAAGCGGCGGCAACTACGGCTAAACCCGAAATAGTTACTGGAGAACAGCAGTTTAAATTATTTGAAGATATTTCTAAAATGCCTGCTTCATTATTAAATTTTGGAGAGGCTATGGTTGATAATGTAAAAGGGCTATTTACAGATAAAAAACCAGCTGTTACTCCAGAGCAAACAAGAGAAGAGCTGTCTAGAGATTTAGCTAGAGCAAATAGAGAGAGAAGTTTAGAGCAACCTACAAGACAAACAGCAAGAGGTGCTGCAGCCACAGCGACTGCGACAGAAGCAGCACCTAAACCTGCAGCAACAGCTGCTCCTAAAACTATAGAGTCAAAAGTAGATTTAAAAGTTACTGCAATTTGTATGCATTGTAAGACCGCACTAGAAACCAATCATGCTCGTGTGGCTAATGGATCTAATACATGATATTATAAAAAGGAACTATAATGGCTGAATATACTAATCAAGATTTAAAAGAAGCTTTGCAATTTACGCAAGATGCTCAAAATATTTTAAATCAATCAAATCCTTTAACTCAAAATTCAGAAGAAAGATATAAGGCAGATGGATTTTTAATTCCTGCTACTTTTTCTGCTGATGGTAATGGATTGCCATATACTAAAGTTCCTACTTATCGAGACGCTAAATTACGAAGAAATATTATTACTTGGTTTGTACCAGAATTTGGCACAGTAAGAATGTATATTAATCCTAATAGTATTAGATATAATTTTAAAAAATTAATAAATTCTACCTTAACTAAAGGTGGATATACTCTACAATATTGGGGAGAAGAATTACCTACCTTAGGTATTAGCGGCACTACGGGTAGTGCTGGGGTAGAGGGCATTAACGTATTATACGAAGTATATAGAGCAGAGCAATATGCTTTTGATACTACTGGATTAGTTATTTCTGCAAACAATGCGGCTCAAAATTTAGCTACAGATGGGTTTAATGCAATTGGCAATGCCATTGGTGGTAGTGTTGGAGGATTATTATTTGGAGGCACTAATACCTCTTCTGCTGGCAATACAGTACAAAATGCAGGCATAGTAGGAGGGTTATTTGGTTTAAATACTCCAACTAATTCTTTAGCTGCTAGTAATTATACTACTTTAGCTCAGCTTGCTTTTACAGTAGAAATGTATTATGATGGTTGGGTTTATAGAGGTTATTTTTCACAATTTGATTTTACAGAAACTACAGAATTTACATGGAATTATAATTTAAATTTTGTCGTAACGCAACGTCGTGGTTATAGAACAAATTACTTCCCCTGGCACAAAAACCCTGCCAACGGACCCAGCCAGTACACTACCCCATCTTCTTTCTCGGGGTATGCCACTTTGGGCGATCCAACAAGTATCAGAACTAATAGGTAATCACATGTCAGATTCAGATAAATTTACATATTATCTAAGCTCTCTTGCAACTCAATTACAAAGCCAATTCTCTTTAGGAGAAAATACTACTCATAGTTTAGACAAAGTAATTGATGGGCAAACTGTTAAGTATGGAGCTTTAGGAGAGTTTGCTTCTAAAATTGACCAATCATCTGAGAGGAAGTATTTAGAAAATGGATTCTTAAGAAGAGATTCAGCTAATGTAGATACTAAATTACTTGAAATTTTAATGCAAGAGCCTTCAGCTACTGTTTTGGTTAAAAAAAGAATGTTATCCTCTTTAGGAGAAAACTATAGACCAGAATACATGGATAATGATGAGAAACTTTATTATAAATCCATGAAAGTATTATTTCAAAATAAGTGCCGACAAATTTCAGCTTTAGAAAAATTATCTAAAATACAAAAAATTAGCGCTATCACTGGTCAGATTGATGATCAGTTGATGCCTATTTTATTTACTTTATCAGATCAGTTTAGTAATAGTCCTAGTTCAGTTGCTACTGAAAGCTATAATTTTACTAATAGCGGAGGCAGCTCTAATACTTCTATGGCTTCTTTTCAAGAAGTTATGGGAAGAGTAAGAAGATTATATTCTTTTAACTCTCCATCTTACGCCACTAATTGGATTACAGATAGTTCTAATTTATTTCAATCTCAATTTGGAGAAGGAACTGGTGTTATTGAAATAACTAATTTTACTAATGTTAATACTACAACAAATTTAACTGGAAGTGGTCGTTGTTCATTAGGTATTACTGATCCTTACAATATGATGGTTATTACCGAATATGATATTGAAAAAGCGATTAGCGATGCTAGCAATTTATTTAATAATCATAAGACATTTCAATTTGGCAAAGATGCGGCTGAACAAGTTATTAATAGTTTAAATGAAAAGTTAAATACTTTACGTAATGGTAGGCAGGCTAGTCCTATTACATTTAAAATTAATCCAGACACATTATTATCACGCAAAGTAATTGCTATTTTTGATAGTACTGGTACTGAATTAATATTTGAATATGATTTTTTTGGAACTCCAACAGTTAGCGTACAACCTGAATATTTAAAAGACGGCGTTGTTGCAGGTTATGATGGTCTTTCTACAGAAAGAGTAAAATCTGTTAATGGTATTAATAAATTATTTCCGGAATCTGAATTAGATTTGTTTCAACAATTAGTGGCTGCTATTTTTTCTAAAATTAATTTAGACACTAATTCTCAAAACTCTTTTCAACAAAGCAATAAAAATACTAATTATGCTAGAAAAAAATTAAGATTTAATTTCTTAGGAAAATTAATAATACAACCATTTGATCCAATTCATATTTATATAAATTCAAAATCTAAATATGATAACAGGCTATTAAGTGGACTAAAGACAATGTTTACTGGAGTAAACTTTTTACAAGCTGCAGGCGGAGCTTTTTCTGATATTAGAAAGCAAGGTGTTGAGTTATTTAAACCATCAGATTTAACTACCATGGTAGAAAAATCAGCTTTCGTAGGTCCAGAATTTCCTAGCTTTTTATGGTCTTTGTTACGCACGCAATTTGTTACTGAGAAAGAAGGCACGCACGTATTTGCAGGAGTAGTTAATACTGCAAATTCTAATTATTCTCGTGGAGAGTATACGGTAGATATTACCGCCTCTGATAATTATAAATATCTTACTTTGGGTAATGTTAATTTTAATCCTTCTGCTGATGCTTGGAACGGAGTATTTTACGATCCTTTAACTCCTTTTAAAAGTAAATTTGATACAGTTTCAACAAATTTTAAAAATGAAAGCCCTGAATTATTAGAAGAAAATCAAGTTATTTTAGGAATTAAATCAGATGGATCAGGATCTTATTTAAAAGCCAAATCAGGTCCAAACGCTGGCAGAGTGGTAACTAAAGATAATTATATTCAAGATAAAACTGTAGACCCTATTACTAAAAGGTTTACCAGAACTTTTTATGCGCCTGACGGTTTAGTGTATAAGTGGAAAGAAGGCATTGGGGCATTTGTTCAGTTTGGCAGTTCTTTTGATTTAAATAGCTCTAATAATGTTGGCATACCCTCTATAACACAAGAGGCTTTTGCGGGTCAAGATGTAATTAATGTTATTGCTTTAGCTGTAACTGGTGTTCCTTATAATTTTGCTACTTATTGGAATGCTGTTACTAAATTAAATGGGCTTGGTAGGGATCCTCAATCACAAGAAGATCCTTCTAGATCTTTTTTTAATTCATTACAAAGTGATTTAATAAAAAGAAATTCTTTGTGGGGCAATTTTATTCCATTTAAAACTTTAAGTGTGAATGAAAATGCTTATAAACAATATATTTTTACTTTGGCTAGAATAGAGGATAATAATAGACAAATAGAAGAAAAATTAAAAAAATTAGCACAAATAAATTATACTGCTATTACTGTTTCTTCATACGCCTCTACTGATCAAGCTCAAGCTTTAGGTAAAACAACTGATACTGCAGCTGCTGCAAAAATATCTGATGCTGCTACTAAATTATCTAAAGAAGTTAATGATTTAATGAATAAAGTAAAACAAGACAATTCAGTAGCATTTGTTCAGGTAGGAGATAGCATTTCTTTTAATGCTGACAGCTTTTATTATAAAGAAGATGAAAAAAGTGTTGCCCCAAAAACTAGAAAATTTTTGCGCAGACAGGTTAATTTCTTAACTAGAAGAATGTCTTATGCTGTTAGGGCTAATGAAGATAAAAATTTATTTATCGTAGATGATTCTTATGATAAAGATTATGATATTGCAGCTTTTAATTCTGCCTTAACATCACAAATGGAATTATATAAAAATAGTTTTCTAACTGTAGATCAAAAAATTAAAACAGCAGCTAACTTATTAAATTTAGAAGTATTTTGTGATACTCAGGGTCATATTCGTGTTCGACCTCCTCATTATAATAGAATGCCAAGCTCTGTTTTTTATAAAATGATGTATCAAAAACAAGCTTTTGGAATACAAGTATTTCCTCAATTTTTAGATGATTTGTTTAGTGAACAATTAACTACTTTACGTGAGAGATTAGAAATTGTAGAAGACTATATTAGATTTGATTGTGCTATTTTAGGTTATTTAAATGACTTATCTGCTCAAAAATTTGTAAATGGTCCTGATAATAGTACAGTTAATCCTGGCGAGCCATTTGCCTTTGTTTCTAATAGTGAGGGTATTATCGCAGACATTAGCCAATTAATTACTCAAAAAAATCCAGATACAAATTTAGGTCAAAATAATCAGCAATTTCCAGGATTTAATGCTATACAACGTCAAGCATCTAGTACTAAAGATATCTTTACTAATTCTCAAAGATATTCATATATTACTCAAGTATTATCAAAAACAGCAACAAATCCTAGTTTAGCTGACAATCCTTTTGATATTAATAATACTGTTAATTTTGAAACAAATGTACTTTTAAATACTTTAAAAACTAGAATTGAAAATAAGTCAGGTCAAAAAATATCACTTAGCTCTATTGCTTTCGTAATTAATAATGCAGACGTATTTCAGGTTGCAACTGATCAAGGAAATACTAATTCTGCTATCAATGTAGATATTTTTAAAGTAACTAAAGATTTAGCATCAAAATTATCTGAAAGACAAAGATTAATAAAATTATTTGCTAGTTCATTAGTTAATGTTAAAGAATATAGATCATTAGACGATGATACTGGTACTTCTAATAAATTATTAGTTTCAGGAGCTATTGGTAATGACAATATTCCAGAAGTGTTTGAACATATGATAGAAGATGAGTCATATGATGATTATGGTCCTGATGCAGGTAAAAGATATGTAATTAAAAATAGTCAAATTATTAATTATAATTTTGCTGAAAATCTTCCAGAATATACAACTGTAGAGGTGCAGGGAACATTAATTAGTGAAGCTCCTGATGCTCTTCCTGCTGGATTAGCTTCATTTCCATCTGGTGGTAATGCGTTAGTAACTGCTAGAGCAGTAGATTATGATTTGTGGAGAAATTATGGTTTATTAGGAACTAATACTTCAATATCAGTTCCATTTTTAAGAGATCCTAATAATCAATGTGCCCCTTATGCTGTTAGCTTGCTAAGTAGGGCTAGAAATAATATTATTCGTGGCAGTATTACTTTGTCAGGAAATGAATATTATCAGCCAGGAGAAGTAGTTTTTATAGAAGATAAAGGTTTGTTATTTTATGTAGAATCTGTTAACCACTCTTATAATCAAGGAAGAAGTTTTAATACGACATTAAATTTGTCTTATGGTCATTCTCCAGGCGAATATATTCCCACTACGCTAGATATTATTGGAAAATTATTATTTAATAATAAGGATATAGCTAACATACAGGTTCAAAGACAAAATAGTTCTTTCAATGAATCTAACTATGGAGCCATTATTTATGATCCAAATGATAAAGCTGCAACTTTTAATCCTCCTAAAGATGGAAATGTGGGAGGAGCTAAATATGGACCGGCTAATGCTACAGTTATAAATAATATTTTGTATAACGCTTCTTCTTTAATTTATACTCAAAATGCAAAAGAAAATAACGTATCTAGCAAAATAGAATTGCGCGTTTATTATGATAGCAAAAAAACAAATTTTCCAGAAACTAAATTAATTAATTTTGCACTTTATATTAAAGAAATATTGCGTGGTAATGTTACTATTAATCAACAAGATGCATCTAATAATAATATAAATAATGTAACTTTTCCTGAAGAATCTATACAAATAGTTGAGGTAGATGTTTCTTCAAAAGAAGATCATCGTTCTCCTTCTTCTAAAGCTATGTCAATAAGTAGAGATTTAACTGCACAGGCAGCCGCTTTAATAGATAAAGAAAATGCTGACGCGATAGCTCAAAAAAATAGAAATACTGCGGCAGGAACAGATAAAATTTCACCTGATCCTAGAAATAAAGTAGAAACAGATAAACAAAGAAAAGCGTTATTTTCGTATGTTGTTGATTGTTGGGTCAAGCTAAATGTAGTATCCCCACAAGCCACTAATCCAACCACTGGAACTTAATTATGCCTAATAACCCACATATTTTTGATCAGCCGGTCGGATTATTTATTAAAGGAGCGGTTTCTAGTTTTGATCCAGCTACCAATGTTATGTATGTAGAATTGGCTAATAGTGCTGCTATTGGTGCTAAGTCAGCGCCAGTTAAAGTAGCTGCCACTTATCCAATTACTATGAACAATAAAATGTTTATTGGTGCTAGACCTAAACCAGGCACTCCAGTAATTTTAGCCCAAGGCACCGGTAACGTATATTACTTTGTTTCTTTTTTACCAGAAAATATTAGACAAATACCTTCTGTTGGTGAAGATGAAATATTAATTTCAGCTAATAATCAAAATCAAATTAAATTAGATAGTGTTAGCTCTAGTACTTATTTAGGATCTGAAAATAATAAAATACATATAAATGCTGTTAGAAGTTTGTTTACTACCAATTTTACAGACCAACAGCATTTTACTCAAGCTTCAAGACATTTAAACGGTATCATTAGAAGAGATAAGCCTACCTTATATAAAGGTGTTAATTCTAATTGGGATTTAAATTCAAGACTTACTAATGATAAATATGATCCTAATTATACTGTTATTTCTTTAGACCCTACTTTACCTCCTGTGTTAGGTGGTAGTAATAAAAATCCTCCATTAGTAGAGGATAGAGAAATTGTATATGAGTTTCAAGATTCTGCAAATGTAAAAGACGACCTTACAGAATCTTTAATTTATAGTTCTTCTGGTGGTGTAAATACAGTTTATTCTTTTCCTAATAGAAGAAAAAGCAAGGCAGATACATTAAGCTTAACTTTAGAGTCTCCTAATTATTTAATGGAAACCCTTAAAGGTACCGCTGTGGATGTATTTGGAAATATTTTAGATATAAATAGATTTCCATTACCAATAGGTAAAGATCAAAATACTATTAATAGCAACATTTCTACAAACAGAGTTGATTCTTATAAGAATATCCGTTCTTTAAATAGAAAAAGCATTGCTTTTCATTTTGAAATAAATGCTAGAAAAGACTTTAGTAATACTAATATCTTATCTTCAGCTGTTTCTGGAGGAGAAGATGAGCCAAGCAATACCACAATTGATGCTTTTGGTTATGATAATAAATTTCCAAATGCAGATTATGGTAGATTACGTAGTAGATTTTTCTTTGATGTAGATAAAGAAGGACAATTTAAATTAAATGTTCCTGCTTCGTCTGAAAAAGGAAATGTTGCATTATTAACTAGATATGAAAATTTTTGTAATATTAGTCCAGATGATAATGAAAATCCAGATAAACTATTACCTAATAATGATTTAATTGATATTTTACAAGATTCTTTTGCTGCCCCCAAATTAGATTTAAATACTTTAGTATATAGTAGTACGCCAGGTTCTATTCAAGTAAAAGATGGATTAGCAGACGCTACTCCTAAAGATAGAAGATATAATACAAATATTTTGCATGGAACAGCATATCATGATATTTTATCTACTTGTTATGCTCATCAAAGTTATAACTTTATTCAATATCAATATCCTAGTCCACCACCTGTTGATATATACAGTATTCCATTGTTAAGTAACATAGTTACCAATACTATTCAAGTGGGCGGTATAGATGCCAACGCAGGCGGTAGAAGTGGTTCTATTAATTTTGATGGATCTATTGAGATGAGCGTTGGGGCTAATACAATAGATAGACAATCTTTATGGCTAGATACTGCTGGTGGCGTAGTGGCTAATATTGGAAGAGATAATAAAAACATGAGCGCCGCCATGTCTATGAATGGAGACGTATTCATTCAAATAGGCGGGTTAGGTGTAGTTGGGGATAGTAGATTTGTAAAGCAAATAAATGGTCAACTTGGAGCAGTTTTAGATTTACGAGTTTTTAATGATGGAAAGACTGTTACTATGTTTAGAATTGATAATAATGGCATTACCGTGATGACTCCTGGTAATTTAAATATATATGCTTCAAAAGATATAAAAATTACTTCTGGTGCAAATTTAGAAATAGATGCGGAAAACTGCACTATTCAAGGAAGATTAGTTAAAAAGACACTTGGTGGGTCAATATAAGGATAATTTATGGCACAATTAAATAAAATAGCTCATAACAGATTATTATTGCAAGCTGAAGAAGCTAGAGAATTAGGTATGGTTAAGTTGGCAGATGCAATTATGTATGTGTTAGAAAAATCAGAACCTGAACAAACTGAATATTCTCATGATGATATGAATAGAGATATTTATCAAGGCTTGTGGGAATTAGCTT